GGAGCGTTCTCCTCATGTATTGATCGAATGCACGTGATGGTGATATTGCACATGATGCACTCATATTCATAGGTCGGCATGATCGTCCATCAATGCCACGCCCATGATTGAGCAGACCGTGCATTCGAGTACCTTCACATTAGGCGGCAGGTTATCGGTGACGATTCGCACGAGCTGAAGAGTCTTTCGCTTGCATTTCCTGCACTCAAACGAGAGCTGTTCCATACTTGCTCCTCACTAGCGTCTCCATGTCCTGAAGGTTGATTTGAGTAACGATGAAGTTATTCTGCTCAACGTTCTGGGAGTTCTTATATTTGGCTTGCTTAGCCACTGCAATCGGCATCCATCCGACAATGTAGAAGGTCGGTGATGATCCAACGACAAGGACTGCGACGTCCTCATCGCGATCCCACGACTGAATGTAAAGAGGTGAGACTTCCTTCGATGCCCACTTGACTTCGATATTGCTCGCCACGTCAGCTTTGATTTTGTAGTTGCGATTGAACCATTCCGGGATTGGCTGATTCAAGTAGAGAGCCACTGCAATCTCAGCTCCGAAGGCTTCACTCTGGCGCGTGACTAATTGTGGGAATGTCTGTTCACCGTATTGACGCTTTCGTGGGAATGAATGCGACTCCTCTTTCCATTGCGGAATGTAATTGACTGCGCGAAAGAGTCCAGCCATCGCCGCCGTCACCTGATGTTCGGTCGTGAGGTTGATCCGAATCATCGGCACTCCCTGCATAGATAGATCATGAGTTCAGGTGGATCGCATTTCATATATCCTGCGCCTTCGGCTGGCACACTTTTATCGCACCGCGAACACACCTCTTCGCCTTGAATAATGTCCTCAAGTTTGACCCAGCCGTTAGCTGTGTGAATCTCTAAATCGCCCATTTCACATCCTGCCCATCATGAGTCCAAGAACGAATGAAGAGAGAATGCTCAAGAATATGAGAATGCTGATGATGTCTTCTTTGTTCATGATTGAGGCTTCCATTGACCGCTGGAATCGACGACATACCATGCGGCAGGACATTGAGAAGCTTTGATCTTCTCGACACACATATAGCCGCCCCATGCCTTTCCGTTCTTTTCACCTTCACGCCATACTCGATGACCGTGAACGCATATTGGCGCGGCTGGGATAAGTTGGCCACCGAGTTGCGTTGCGATTGTCTCGATTGAAGCTTTGACCGCGTTCGTCGTTGCCCATAGATCATTCTCATCGACTCCCGAAGCCGTCGCGACTTTAGCTGTCATCGTCTCGACCTGCTCCATCGTCTCTTTCGTGGCCTTCTCCGTGCCACCCATGACCAGAGCCATCACTCGCATGAGAGCCGATGTGACCGTGTCTTCCACGAACCATCGTTTCATATTGGCATTGAATGCGGCAACGTAACCGTGCGCGTAGTCGATCCCTGCTGGCTCCAGTTCAATCTGATTACGCCAAGCCTTAGCCTGTACGAGGATGAATCCCTTCTCGGCGTTGAAGTCAATGATGTGAGCTTCTAATCTGCCTTCAGGATATGTGGCAATCCAGCGATCAGTTCGCTCCTTGTTGCCTTCGTAATTGTCTAGGAATCCCATTACTTGACCGCCTTGCCTGAGACGTGTGAACGAATGGCGCGTCCTCTGGCGTAACCTTCCGAGCGTCCTTCACGGAATCCGATTGAGTAAGCGATTGCCGTGCATAGTATTAGCGAAATCATCATCATCACGAAGATGGATAGTTCACCTGTTGTCATTTGATTGCTCCCGATCTGGAGAGCCGTATCTCAGCTCCCTGAAGAGAGGGTGACACCATCTGGAAAGAATTTCAAGATGTGAGCCTGTCTAGCGGCGTGTCGAAGGTCGTTCATGATCCTTAATATGCTCAATCATCAACGATCGGATTTCTCTCACGTCGTCCCTTATACCGTCAGCGAATCCGTTCGAGACTGGCCGTGAGTTTCGTTCGGACTTGGCCGCATATAGCGCGGCAATGGCTGAGATAGTGGATGCAGAAATCAATCCGATCGCTGTGATTGTTTCAGTCATTTACGACCGAAGGATGCGTCTTTAGGGTTCAACCAGCGAAGGACGACGGGTGCAACGGATGCCGCCCCTGCCATTGCGATGGCCTTTGGATCAGTGATTCCAGCAAGATAGACGGTGAGACAAGATGCCATGAATGATCTCGCCCATGATGCGGCGAGTGCTTTGAATTCGTTCATTTCTCTCCTAGCTTCAGGCTCCCGATGAGTTCAGCGGCTTTCGCTGGACTTACGGTGATTTCGAAGTGCATCTCATCAGGACGATGACGGAAATCTCCACCCCATATCATGCCGTATTTCTTGGCCAACGCTCGAATCATCGGTACTTTCTCGCTTGGGAATGTCCCAGACTTTCCGAGAGGATGCTTGGTGGCATTGAGATCGACGGCAGTCCCAGACGAGTGATTGGAGAGTTTGTCTGTTGAACCCCTGACCATGCGGAAGCAATAGCCCCAATCGTCGAGAGAGCCGTGATCTATCTCCTCAATCAGCTCATGAAAGTCAGCGCAGAATCCAGCGATCAATGGTGCGACGGATTTCGCACATCGCACCTTGACCGTCGTTCCCTTAATGGGAATGCTGACGATGTGAATCTCGGAAGCATCTTTCGAGGCAATCCAATTATTCTGAGAAAGCATTAGCCAAGCAACAGTTTGGCTTCATCGGCAGTGATGCCAAGTTTGGCGAGTAGTGCCGCTTTATCGGTAGCGGCTTTAGCCGTTGCCACATCTTTTGCCGCGTACTCGGCTTCATCTTTAATGCGCTGAGCCATCTCATCGGCCGTTAATTCGACCATCTCTGATTCGCCTGTCTCGGCGTTTGTAATTAGTTTAGTTAGCATAGCCGTACACCGTGTACTCTCCTGTTATATTTTGTGTTGTAACTAAAGAAAAGCCGTCATAGGCGCCTACAGTTACACTGATACCGCCGCCGAATCCGCGTTGTCCTGCATTGGTGAAAGTTCCCCCGCCGTAAAAGCTTGGCACTTGCGTATTAGCTTGCGGCCCGAATATATCATAGGAATAATTGTTGAAGTATCCTGTCTCAGTTATGCCGCCTAAATCAATTGAAGTGGCAGCATTTGCTCCGCCAAGTGTTGTAGTGGCGTTATTGTTTGTAAGATTCCAGCCATAGTAATAACTGGCCGTGCTCAAGTCTGTTCCGCTTGTACGCCATCTCCACGCGATAGTGCCAGCGGCCGTTGATGCCTTAACTCTAAACACAACTTTGTAATTCTTATATGTTGAAGTAAAGCAACCATTGACGGAAAGACCAGCCGATGCAGTGAATGATGCGCTAACAATTTTGACTAAACCACCGCCGCTTGCAGTTGTCCATTCTGGAGCAGTTGCACCTGAATTCACTGCTAGAACTTGACCAGCCGTGCCAATTCCCAATCGAGTTGGAACAGTTGCATTTCTATAAATAATATCGCCAGCAGTTGTAACGGTTGTCTTTGCTATTGCACCAGAGGCTAAATCATAAGCTGATTTCACTGCCGTCGGTGTTGCCGCGAGAATTGATGAAGTTGTCGAAGTTGAATCCGAAAGTTGCACTGCACCCTTTTGAGTCGTCAGTGCATCTTGGATTGCGATCGTGACATCGCCCGAAGTGCCACCACCTGTAATTGGAGACGTGACATTGACTGCCGTGATGTCTCCGGGATTTGGTGTGACCCATTCGAGTCCAGTTGCTTGAGCTGAATTTGCACTAAGAATCTGTCCATTTGTACCGACCCCCAGACGTGCATCGGCAGTCGTATAAGTAAAGAGATCACCTTTAGTTGTCAGCGGCGTTTGATCCGTTGGAGTGACCCAAGTGAATGCCATGTTCGTGCCAGACGTCTTTGATAAGACTTGGCCAGTAGTGCCACCGAGCAGATATTGCATCGACGTATCGACGCCTTGCCCGAAGACGTTGAAATCGGCAGGGAGATCAGTGACTAGATCGGTGCTAGTCGGCATCACCCAGCCGAAGTTAGTTGTTGGATTTGCCATTCTTACCCCTTACGCGACCACTGTCGCATCTTGCCACTCGAGTATTCCCGAGATGGTATTCCATTGTTCTAATACTGACACATCAGACCACTTCATCGCTTGAAGTGAGAATGAGAGTGGCGAAAGTATTGGCGTGACTGAGACGGCATTGTAGGACGCCTTGAACGTCCAGCCTTCGACGAATCCGACGAATGTGCCTGAGACCATATTCAGCGGCATATCAGAGATTCGCAGTGGAAGTCCCATGAAGATATTGATAAGAGAATCGCGATCCCCATCATCTAGTTCAGGACTCGTCAGCTCATAAGTGATTTGATTGAACATCGCTTGAGGGTAGGCTCGAAGCTTGAGATAGAACGCGGCTTGGGCATCGGCATCGGCGTGATTCTTCAGAGTCGTTGAGATGATTTGAGCGAGTCTGCCGTAGTTGGCAATCGATGTCGCGTCTTCGAATGGTGTCGTCTCATTTGTAGAGTTCGCGCCGTATTTGATCGTCACCGAGTTGCGAACGTCTCCACCGCGAGTCTGTACGGCCATGCCGTTGGAAAGAGCTTGAGCCGCTGACAGATCGGTGTAACCGTAAGTAGCCAGATAAATACTTCGATGAAGAGCTGAAGCATAGGAAATTCGCCCGAGTGAATCCTCATAAATATAACCCAGACCCGAAGTCGCTAACGCGCTGACCAGTGAATACATATCGATTCGATCGGCAGTGCGAGCCGCGAGATCATATTCTCCTGGAGTATCTATCTCACCCAGACCAGTATTCTCAGCGTGAGCCCAATCAATCGTCGGATCATAAGTCGCCCATGTGATTGCTGGCGGCACTTCGCTCCAGTTATTGAGTAAGAGATCGGTAAGGATTTCCAGAATTTGAGTGCCATCATGAGCAGAAGCCAACGCGCCATCGGTGAGAGCTTTAGGAAGTCGCGACAATGCACCGAGTGCAATGATGGAGACTGTTTGATTGATTGCCACCGTTCCAGAGTTAGCGATTGCAATGGTGAAGTCTGTGATTGTGCCGCCGAAGATTGGGACGAACGTCGCCGTTGAATCTTGCAATTCAATCGTCACGCCATCGTTGATATTGAGTGCGACGTTAGTCTGCTCAAGATTGATGAGTGTGAGATTGACATAACCTGCTTGAGCTTGTTCATAGATATTCGTTCGTCCTGAAGTGATAGTCAGATTCGCCAGAGTGAAATTCGTATAGACGACCGAATTGATTGTTACTCGCCAGACTGGATTCCAGAGCGTCATGATGTAACGAACGCCCCTGCTCCACCCGTTCCCCTGAAGAATGAATTGTTCAACACGTTGATGATTTGACGTGCAGTGCCTTCGCTATCGATTGCGCCATTAACCGTCAGATTGATAACTGAGCCGCCGCCGCCTAGTTGATTATTTGGCACAATCCGACCTGATCCAGATGGGACGAATAATTCTGGGCCGACCTCGCCGACGATGTAAGGACTGTTCGCTGATACCAGCCCACCTTTTGCCAATTTAGGGATTAGGGATAAATCCTTCGATCCCGGGACTATATTGTTCACCGTGTTATAGGCTTTGATCAATACATTGACTGCACTGATTGCCGCATTGATTCCAGAGACTAGGGCATGAATCGCGAAAGATACGACATCAATGACCGCACCCACGCCACTGAAAGCCGTTTTGAATGCGCCGCCGATATACGGTGCGACAAGTTTTGCAACGGTAAGAAGAGCAGTCAGACCAGCACCGAGAAGCTTGAAGAATCCTACGTTCTCTTCGACAAGATTTCCAATGGATGTGAATACTGATTTGATTCCATTCAGAACTGGAGTGAAGACATCTTTGAGAATTGGAATCAGCTTGTCTTTAATGAATGACCATATTTTCGAGAGAGCTGGGACGAATGTCTCGGTGAAGAATGTAGAGATGCCTTCGAATGTAGGCTTGAGATTGTCACCGATTTCACCTGCAAGATTTTGCAATGTAGGGATGACGTTATTGACCAGAGTTGAAAGCATGGGAGTTATTGCATCGAGTACGAATGATCCGACTGTCTCTTTACCTTCATCAAATGCGACCTTGAGACGATCCATCTTGCCAGCGAATGTCTCAGCTTGAACGGTGGCCTGA